AGCCTGCGTCTATGCTTCCAGCTTGGCATGGGCTATCTGCTCGTCAATGAAAATCTCAGGGTCAAAAACAACTCCCATAAATACTGAGGTAAGTCTTGGGCCAATGGTGAGATGTAAGTGAGCGCCCCTTGATGCTGAGCCGGTGTTTCCCACCTTGCCGACAGGTTGTCCCTCTTTTACCCTGTCACCGACTTTTAGCTCAGGCTTATCTTGTAGGTGGCAGTAGCCGATGAAAACTGTTCTGCCCTTGATGGCATTCCACGCTGATTGAACTAGAACCCAGCCCAAAATTTTAGAGAACTTGACTGTCTGAACTGTGCCGTCTGCAACCGCAGGGATTTTAGTTCCCTCTTTAGGTGCGTAGTCCAAACCTCTGTGAGCGGTCAGCCTCCGGGCAGTAGTGCCAAAGCGTGAGGTGATGGTCTTTTTAGGGAAAGGGTGTCTCATCTGATCAGTGCCCATAGGGCGGCAACGAAACCTGATAGACCTGCGCCCATAGCGGTAAAGGCCAACTTCTCTACCCACTCAAACCGAGCAAGCTTTTGCTCTAGCTGATTTACCCTATTAGGTAGGTCTTTGAGTGACTTGATGTCCGACACTAGCTCGATCTGAACCGCTTGGAGTTCTAAGAGCTTCTCGTAGATTTGGGCTTGAGTAATTCTTACTGAGCCTGTTGTTTCATCTGGCATTTGTTATCCTTGCACTTCAACCCAGTTTTTCTGGATTTCATCCCAATCATATTTTTTATCATCGTTGGGATAATTTACAGGTGCTTTCCAGTTCCATAAATTTTCATCAAAAACCCAAGACTCAAAAGGTTTTCTTGGTATAAAAACATCTAAATCCTCGTTATAGATGAACCCTATGCCAGCATAAACTTTTCTAAAATTTGCGTTGTAACTTGTTTGCACCCATTTACCGCCAAGACTTAAATCCTCAGCTAAGAACTCTTGCCCTCTATGTTCTTGTTCATCTGGAACCACTAACACCCGAAGGACTTTATTGTTTTCGTCTAATTCTGCAAAATGAGCCATGAGTCACCTAACCAAAATAAATAATAACTAATCCTGAACCACCAGCACGACCAGCTGAGGAACTTTCGTTATTTACTGAAGCACCACCACCGCCGCCACCACCTGTATTATCAGAACCTGGGTCACCCTGATAAGCACTTGTTCCTTCTATTCTGCCTCCAGCGCCGCCGCCGTCAGAAGCTGTGCCACCGCTTCTGGTTCCAAGATTATTAGCGCCAGCACCGCCACCACCACCACCACCAACTAATCTTGAGGCTAAGCGAGCATCAAAAGAATTAACATTTTTACCAGCCCCACCTGCACCGCCAGCGCCAGGAGTGCCAGCATAGACTCCCGTTCCATTTCCTCCTACCGCATTTGCACCACCGCCACCGCCCGCTCCAAAATTAGCTGTTCCACCAGTATTGCCTTGACCGCTGGTTCCGGCTGCTGGACTCGGGTCATACAGAGAACCGCCACCACCTGAGCCACCCGTAGCTGCGGCATTGTTCCCAGCGGCAGTTCTAAAAAGCGCCCCAGCGCCCCTTCCGCCACCCGTAGCTACTTGCGATAAAGCTGAAGAATTTGTGCCAGATTCGTTTGCGGCTCCACCAGCTCCGACTGTAATTGTATAGCTAGTTCCAGGTGTAACCGCAAGGTTTGTAGCCGATAAAACACCTCCAGCTCCACCACCACCGCCAGTATTAGGAGTGCTGTGATTTCCACCACCACCGCCACCACCACCAGCAATTACTACGACATTGGCAACGGTTACACCAGCTGGAGCAGTCCAAGAACCCGATGCTGTAAAAACCACTTCGGTAAAAACTATTGAAGGTCGTTGAGCAGCAAGAACTCCTAAAGGAATAGGCATTAGACAGTTATCTTTCCAACTACTCGGTAAGTGTTAGCAGCAACCTTTTGAACAGTTGCAGCATTGTAGGTTTGGTCAATCTTGAAGGTGACAGCAGTTCCGGCGGTTCCGCCACCTGCCCAATCGGTAACTCCGGTTCCCGGTGCGATGGTTACAGTTCCACCAGCGTTGCGCCAGATCGTGATGGTGTCCCAAGTCTGTAAGACATCAGGGACAGTAATAGTTACAGCGGCAGTTCCATTCACCCAAATTGTTCCGTTTTCCAGTGCAGCAGTAGCGGTCATTGAAGTCGTGGTAGTAGTTCCGCCGAAGGCAACCTGTGTTCCCGAAATTGTTCCAACTTGCGATCCGGGCAAAATTCCAGAAACCTGACTTGCGGTAATTGTTCCGCCAAAGCTACTTACTGGATAAACCTGTTGCCAAGCTGCGCCGTCATAGACAGTAATCGTGTTGGTGTCGGTCTGGTAGGTAACCATTCCCTCGCTGACTACCGAACCCGGCAGGGCTGAGCCTCTAGCGGCAGTTCCGGCATAGACCTGAACGACCTGATCTTGCAGGTAATCCTGAACATTCGCAGCGGTTAGAACCTCACCTGCGGTAAAAACTTTGCGGCCTAATCCAGCCATTGAATCTCCTCTTAGAAGGCTAAAGCGTTGCCTGAGTCTAGCTTACCAAATTGAGCGTCATCCAAGACAAAGAGGGCAAAGTCTAGGGTAGAGAAGCCAAGTGATAAGACATGGTTGTTCAGGTCAATGTTGTGGTCGATGCGGATAATCTCTGCGTATTTGGTTATTGCAGGGGGTATCTGGTTGGGGGTGAATTTGATTTCTACTACATCCCCTAGCTCTAGGGCAAGTAGGGCATTTTGTTGCCCTGCGCTCAACTCATCGAGCAGGATGTCTACTGACTCAAAGCGGTATTCAGGCTGTGAGTATTTCTGAGCGTAGAAGTCGGCTAAGTCCTCTAGGTCAGAGTCGTTGCCGATCAGAAGTCCAGTCCGGGTCAGGTTGAAGATTCCGTATTCCTCAACTGAGTCAAGGTCGGTCTGAGTGACTTGGGTATTTGTTATCCCTGACTCCAACACAATCTCGTTAGCAAGCAGCTCAGAGCCGTATTGCACCCTCAAAGACTGGTAGGGGATTCCTGTGTTGTCATCGGCTAGGGTCACGCCGTTAGACATCGGAGCGGCGGTTCGGTCTTTGAAGGTTACCGATCCGTCTTTACCGATAAAGAACGAGCCAGGTTCTGATTGCTCGATGAGGCGGAAGTAGGACAGAGCGTTGGTGTTGTCGGGGATTGTGTCAGCGCCGAGCGTCATCTGTCCGGTGTCGATGTTTCTTAGTGATAGAGGCCAGTCAATCTCAGGTAGAGAAAGAATCTCATTTACTCTTTCCCCTGACTTCTGGGCTGTGTTGGTTCTGGTAAATAGTGTCTGAACGGCAAAGGCGGCAGTTGCATCAGAGCAAGCGGCAGCAGCTATTGAATCGCCGTTAGGTTCGTAAGACAGGTTCCAGTCATCGACCAATCCGAAGAACTGAAGTTCTGTGCCTGAAGTTATTCTGATTTGTCGCTTAGGGATAATCTGCCCTGCGTAAGGGCTGGCGGCAAACTCAGGGTCAAAGGTGCGGTCATTGTTGTTGAACACGACATTCGCAAGACCCTGATCGTATTGGTCAAGCTCTCGGTTCTTGCCTCGGCGAATAGAGATTGCCTGCACTAAGTCAGTGACATCGTAGAAAAGCGTTCCACCTAAGACGAACTCGGTGTTGTCTAGGACACCCTGAATAGGGTCATCTAGTCGGAAGAACGGCCCTGTCCCGGTGTCGGTCAGGTCGAATCCGATTTCTACTTTCTGAGTTGCCATTATTGAGCCACGAACCTTAGACCGCCACCGCCACCTGTGTATTTGTTGATGACCTTAGAAATCTGACCACCCAGCATTGCAGGAGACTGAGTTGCGTCACTCTTGATTGTGAAATTATTGTTATTGACAACTGTTGGCTTTTGAGTCGGTAAAGGTAGAGGCTGAATAACTGATGCGCTACTTGGAAAAGATGGCAAAGTAGCCATCTTGGGAGCAGGCATACTTCCACCTTGCAACTGTGTCATAAGAGCCAGTAATTGCCTCACAGTATTTCCTAGGCCGCCTAGCTGACCCTCTAGTGATTTTATCTGCTCTTCAAAAGCCTCTCTAATTTCAGCCAAAGTTTCTAGGTATCTATCACGAGCCGTTCTCAGCGACTCATTGAGAGATTCGTTTGCTCTTTCAAAAGCATCATCTCTGGTTTTCTGAAGCTGAGTCATAGTGTCACCAAAAGACTTCTGAATTTCAGCCTGAGCATTTGTATAGTCAATCTCGGCCTGCTTTAGGGTAGCCACTAAATCAGTTTGAGTTTGAGCAAACAGCTTCTTTAGCTCAGTTGTAGCTAGTCCCGTCTTTTCAAACATGGTTCTGGCAAGAGAATCCATACCAGTCTCGGACTCGGTTTCTAGTGTCGAGAACAGAGACTTTAGCTCTGCTTGCGTTTCTGGCGTAGCCTTCAGGATTGAATCTGCCAGCTCGTTTCCAGTCTCTAGTCCTGCACCAACAATCTGCTCTAGAAAGGTCTGAGAGAAGCCCTGAGAGGCTAACAGAGCCGTATTTGATACAAGTCTGCGAGAAGCTGTCAGGCGGTCTCTAAGGTTCGTGATGAGCTTGTCGATTGACTTGCCGACTTCATCGCTTCCAAACAAATCAGCGACATTAGCCCTGACTGCTGATTGGTAAGCGTTGCGGAGTCTGTCAATGCTCTGCTGAATTATGTCAGCTTGACGCTGTGCGAAGTCACGCTGGATAGTCGCAATGTTTTGAGTGTGATTTCTTAGTGCTTGCGCCAGTGATTCATCACGCCTAATTTCAGCAGTTGTAACTGATTCTGTATAGGTCTTGGTTGCTTCACTTATGGCCTTGTTGTAAGTGCGTTCAGCAGCTTGAATGGATTTGTTGTAATCAGTAAAAGCATCTCGCATACGCTTTTGTGCGTCCTTGATAATCTTTTGGGTTTGCTCAAAAGCAGTAGGCCCACTTGGCCCTGGTGGTGGTGGCGGTGGTGGCGGTGGTGTCTGCCCACCAGTTGTTTTTTTGCCAGTCATTGCCTCATAAAGCTGTCGCTGTGCATTGACTAAGCGTTCGGCATCAACTCTCGTGTCTCCGAGCTGACTGCGGAATTTAGCTAGAGAAACATTGTTCAAGCCTTTAGCAGCAAGCTCGGCAGCAACAATGGCATCTGATGTTTTGTTTATTGAATAAACCATTGCGTTGCTGGAATCTTCGACATCTTTGGCAAACTTGACATAGCCGCCTCGTGTCCGAATAACAGTCGAGCCTTGATCCTCAAGTTCGGTCTTTACCTTTTCAGCCTTGTCTGCGACTAACGCATAGGCAACTGCAATAGCTGAAACTCCAGCAGCAATAGCGGTAGCAGCAATAACAAAAGGATTCGCAATAACAGCAGCATTGAAAAGCAGCTGCTTAGCGGTGGCAATTTGAATGCCAAGTTGAAGTGTCTTGATTGCACCATAGGCAATCAGGGCAGCGGTAGCAAATGTCTTTAGTGCTTCCCTGTTTTGTATTGCCCATCCAACAAAGTCAATGAATTGTTTGATTGCATCTACAACAGCCTGTGTCAATTCTTTTACTGTTTTTGTTCCCTGCGGCGAAGCCAGCCAGTTTGTGAAGTTCTTGATTGCAGGCAGAACTTGGTCTCTAAAGATTTGAGCGATTGCCTCGGCGGCAGGGGCTAGAGCGTTTTCTAGCTCAGGAGTAATCTTGACAATCTCATCGGCAAACTCGTTGAATACAGGTAGGAGAGCTTCACCGACAGCCTCAGAGATGTTGTCAAAAGCCAGCTTCATTCGGTCAGATGCTTTAGCAGTAGCCTCAGCAGTTCCACCAACCTGAGTTTCTATTGCACTCAGAATCATGTCCTGAGCTTCAAGAACCTTGCCCGACTCGACTAGGGTTCTAATCTTGTCTTTCTCTACCTGCGTGAAAGTAACGCCTGAGCGAGTTAGAGCCGTTAGTCCCTTGATTGGGTCTTGGAGTGCCTTACCTAGCTGAGTTGCGTTTGACTCCGCTGATCCGAACCCGGCAGCAGCCAAGTCCAGTGCAGCGATAGTTGCTCTGTCCATAGAGCCACCGACCTCATCGGCGGTCTCGGCTAGGTTTTTGAAAGTTAGAAGTTTGGCTTGTGTTGCCTTGATAACTTCAGCATCAACCGCAACTGTTAGCTCATTAGCCTCTGCGAACTTGATAAGGCGCTGTGTGACGGCAGTTGTTTCTGCGCCAAAGATACCCATTGACTTTGCAACTTGACCTAGTCGGTTGTTGGCTTGGGCAACATTTTCAGCGGCGGCTATTGAGTCAGCGCCGAACTTGGTCAGACCAGCGGCAGCGGCAAGTGTGGCAGCACCGACAGCAGCAAAGGCAACGCCTAGAGTCTTGCCAACTTTGGCGAACTCGTTTTGTGCTTGCTTTATACCCTTGTCATCAAAGACGGATTTGAGGACTACATTTACTGCCATTAGTCAAACTTCCTGTTCGCCAGTTTGTAATAACCCTGAATTATCTTGTCAATTCTTTGCTCAAAATTTGGCAGGTCTTTCTCTACCGCAGGCCAAGCAATACGAGAAGCCGCTCTCTTTACGATACCAGCTGCGGCGTTTAGGTTATTTATGAACTTGCGACCTGCCTCAACTGGGGTTCTGCGAGCATAGGCAACTAGGTCTCCGCTTGCTGTTCTTCTAACAACAGGGGTCAGACCGCTTCTTCTTTTACCCTGCCCGACACTTCTGCCTGATCTGCCAGCCATGTCCATTATGTTTGCAGCAGCTGAGTTGATTCTGACGCTAACTAGAGTCGTAGTAAGGCTCTTGCCACCTGCCTGAGTTCTAAATCTAACTGTTGTGGAGTCTGATGGTTTTGCGCCATTGTTCCAAGAGGTAGCACCATAGTGGTCAATCATTCCGCTTAGGGGTTTCACCTGTCTGAGGGCAGACTTGATTGGTCGCTCGGCTTCCTTGCCCACCGACTTTATCTCTTTGACAAACTGCGCCCTAAGCCCCGGCTCAATCTCACGCAGGTTCTTTTGCAGCTGGCGAATGTCCTTGACTGTATAGCTGGCCTTTTGAGTGCCAAGAACAGGGATTTGAAACTCGAACATTTGACCGCCTTTTCCCCTCAATTCTACCCTGTTATCAAACTGTTATCTTTTCTTGCCCTGCCCTCTAGCGTTTAGGCGTAGTCTTGCCATAGCTCAAAGAAAGGAAAACAATGGGCGCAATGAAGGAACTACTGACAGAAAACCTAGAGTCAGTCATGCAGGATCGAATTATGGAAATGAACGGGGACAGGGTTTTTATAGAGCAAGAGCTTCTAGAAACTATGCAGCTACTAATCTGGGGTCAGCGTGACGAGCTTGCTCAAAAAGAACTGGATTATTTTGCAACACTCCATGTAGATACAGCAGACTTTATAAGCGACTGGATTCACGCCATCGCATCTGCGATTGCACTCTTTACTGGAACAGCCACCACAGAAGACGGCATGATTGGCAACAGTTTTGATTGGATGAGCTACCACTTCCACATTAGACCTCGTGGAACTGTTAGAGCTATGCAGAAGATGGGTCTCAATGATCGGGCAATTCAAGGAATTATCTATCTGCTTACAGGCAGGTTGCTTGATGCCAACAATGCCCTGAACATTGTTAGATTTGAATACCTAGACAAACAAAAGCACCCTGAGAAAACTGTGATGAGCCGAATCGTCTAACTAAAGCAAAGACCCCCGGTGATTGTGCCGGGGGTTTCGCTATTTATTCATCTCTTGCGCTCGCCAGACTAGGTAGCGACCCATCGTCCAAAGCATTCGCTCATCTAGTTTCATCAGTTCCGCAGGGCTTACTTTGAACTCATAAGCCAGCGAGACTAAATACCAATGTGCGGAGCTATCTCCTAGCCCTTTGATGCTTTTGGGTCAGTCGCACCGATAGAAGCAACTGTCTCTACCCAACTGTCAAAGTCGAGAGAAACCTGCTTTTGTCTGGATAGCGATGACCAAGCAAGCCAGAGCAGGTGAGTTACTTTCATCTCCTGCCCTAGCTTGGCGATGCTTAGGGAAAACTCGCTCTCGAACTTCACCATGTCAGACATCACAACTGCGACATCTTTCTTAGTGCCATCCAAGAACTCGACTTCTAACTGCATCCTCATACTTGGTTTCCTTTCTTTCTATTTAGTTATTTAGACTGTGGTCCCACGAACCACGGCCCCGGTAATGGTCCATGTCAGATTTTGAACTGCTAGATCACCAACGGCGCCCGATACAGGTGCGGTGTTGTCTACCAGAGCTGTGAACTCATACCTTGGAGTTGAAGTTCCAACAGGGGTTCCAGCAGGGTAGATTGCGACTGTTGCGATTGTGTTGAACAGGTTGTAAAGAACGCTGTCCAAAGCGGTAGCTGCATAGTCGTTGTGGAAGCTCAGGGTTACTGAACCACTCTTTAGACCGCCCTTGTAGGTTCTCCAGCCGGAGTCACCGAAAGAGGTGGTCTCGATTGCGTCTGCTGTGGTGGTCAGTTCAACGGAGTTTACATTCTGCGAAACCGCAGTTCCGTTTAGCTTGACTACAACATCCGTCAGGATTTGCTTTGCCATTTATTTATTCTCCTAATTAGTTAGCTAACACACGAACATTGAACTCAGCTGCCAGATAGGTTACATCTGAAATCAGGACAGAGCCATAGTTCGTCATTTCGGTCACTATGCAGTCAAAGGCCTTTCCGCCTAGTGTCCTATCTGATTCTACCGCAAGCCCAATGGCATAGTCTCCTGTGCTTGAACAGTAAGAATCGAGATTTCTTTGAGCAGTTCTTTCATCTACCCTGCCAACAATAACCTGCACCGAGAAGTCATACTCAGTCATCCCACGCTTGAAGTCTTGGTGATACTGAACTCGATTGAGCTGAACAATCGCAATCGGCGGCGATGG